CGAATTCACTTACGCTCTCAGTTCCTGAGACAGCAAAATACCTTGACACTATTCATAGAAATAGTATAGGTCTAGAGGATTGGATGAGAAGACTTGACTCTACCTTTGAAACAGGAGATGTCAATTATCCACCTTATAATCTTGTAAAAGAGACGGACACAAGATTTAGATTAGAACTTGCTATTGCAGGATTTAAGAAAGAAGATGTTGAGGTAACTACAGAGTCTAATAGACTTTCTGTAGAAGGAAAACAAAAAGAATCTGATACAGATGAGTATGTTTATAGAGGGTTAGCCTCTAGAGCATTCACTAGAACATGGACTTTATCTGATGATGTTGAGGTTAGTGAGGTAGACTTTACAAATGGTCTTCTTACTGTTAGATTAAATAAGATTATACCAGAGCATCAGAAGAGAAAGGTGTATGAAATCTCAGGTAAAGAAGTTAACTAAAGAAGAGATAGGGTACAAAACCACAGACAAAATACGTCAGATGTGGTTACTCAATCCACATGACCATCATTTCTTGTATGTAAGAGATGATGGTTCTTTTTATGGTTTCACCCATATGAAAGGAGAAGATCCAGAGGAATGGTTCTGGGAAGCACATGGTATACAGACAGAATTGTTCCCACCCGAACCACCCAAGTCTAATCCACCAACAGAAGAGCAGATTGCTCGTGCTCCTCACCTCAATATGCTAGAGAAATACTATGGTAAGGACTGGAAACCTGAACCAGTTGAAGGGTTGGGAGATCATTACTAATGTTTGTTGTACCTGAATACACCTGTAAACATCCTATATTTCCTCATCATAATACTGTTGATCTAATGTATGATGCTTTAAATAATGGGTGTGAGCAACACGATTGGTATGCTTACCTTGATTTTATAAGTGAAAACCAATATGATTTTGGGGGAGGTTGACTGTTTAACTTTTTATTGGTAAAATATAAAAAGGAATTAATATGTTATGACTGTAAAACTTGCTATTTTAAAATCAGGAGAAGATATAGTTGCTGATATAAAAGAGATGTTAGTAGGAGAAAAGGAGGATGCTAAGGTAGTTGGGTACTATCTTAATAGACCTTGTGGAGTATCCTTAAATAGTAAAGCATTAAAAGTTGATGATGAAGATAAGGATACTTATCAACTTAAACTCTTTCCTTGGTGTCCTTTGACTAAACAAGAAAAGATTCCCATTCCAGCTGATTGGGTGGTTACTATAGTAGAACCAATTGATAAAATTACTGAGATGTACAAAAAGGAGGTATTAAGGTATGGAACAAGTCAAGGTGTTAGTGTTGACGAACAAACAGATACTGATAAGTCAGATTGAGGAAGTTGCTCCTATGGATATAGGAGATCCTAATTGTAAATTAATTGAACCATTTATTTTAGGAGAGAATGATACACTCTCACCTTGGTTAATAGATGTTACCAATGACAACACATTTATGATGTGTTCTGATAAGATACTTACATTAGTTGAAGCTAAACCTACACTCTTAGAGAAATATCAAAACTTGATTAAATGAGATTCTATACCAATGTGCAATTGATTGGGAACAAGTTCCTAGTTCGTGGTTATGATAATGGTGAGCATGTTCAATTTAGGGATGATTATAATCCTACATTATTTGTCCCCTCTAAGAAAGAATCTAAGTACAGAACCTTAGAGGGTGAAAGGGTTGAACCTATTCAACCTGGTTTTGTGCGTGATTGTAGGGAGTTCTATAAGAAGTATCAGGATGTAGAAGGATTTAAGATCTATGGTAATGATAGGTATGTGTCACAATACATATCTGATAAGTATCCAGAGGATGAGATTAAGTTTGACATATCTAAGATTAGATTAGTCACTCTTGATATTGAGGTTAAGTCTGAGAATGGTTTCCCTGATCCAGAAACTGCAGATCAGGAACTTTTATTAATATCTGTTCAAGATTATAATACTAAACAGATTATAACTTGGGGAGTAAACCCATTTGTCAATAAGCAGAAGAATGTAAAGTATATTGAGTGTGGTACTGAGCACCAGTTACTTAGTTTGTTTATTGAATATTGGAATAGTAATATACCTGATATAGTTACTGGATGGAACATACAGTATTATGATATCCCATACCTATCCAAGAGATTGAATAGGGTTCTAGGTGAGAAGCAGATGAAGATGCTATCTCCTTGGGGAATGAATACTGAGAATGAGATATTCATTATGGGTAGAAGGCA